GTATAACAATAAAAAAATGAAGTTACCATACACGTTGACTGCTGGTGAGACTAGCACTGAGATGGTAACCAGGGAGAACCCCTTCAGTGGCCAGTCAATACAGCTGCCGGAATTTGCGGCGGTTATATATGATAACGTCATTAATCTTAATCTAAAAGCTGAGATGAAAGACAAAGCAATGGGCATGGAACCAGGCTTTAGCTCTAACCAGGATGACTGGCAAAAAGTAAGAGATGGTCTAAATTTTTTTAGACAGTACTTTGCCAAGGAATATATGGTCCTCCTTGATTAATAAATCATTCAAACAATTAAACGCTGAGCGCGCCGTCAGGCGCGTTCGGTATACGCCAACCGGGATTGCTATGATTAGTTGCAAGCCAGAAAAAAATAAAAAAAAGAAAAAAAACAATAAGTCTTCAAGCTCCCGAGCGGGTGGGCCCGCCCCTGAAGAGTCAGGGTTCAAGCGACCAAGCTTGACAGGCCGCAAGCTATAGGATATTCTGGGAACCAGAAAGGAAAAAAATTATGTTAAAGAAAGAAGCAAGAAAGATCACCGGGGGCCTGAGCGCTCCCTCCAAGATGCCTGGACCTGCATACAATTTGCCGGCGACAGCGTGCAAGACTGGCGCGAAGCTAGTCAACGTCCTAGGCTCTGTATGCGCTGGCTGCTACGCCCTGAAGGGCCGGTATCGGTTCACCAACGTGAAGGACGCCATGGCCAGGCGGCTGAAGAGTCTGGACCATCCAGACTGGATTCGCGCTATGGTTGTATTGATCGACGATGTCCCCTTCTTCAGGTGGCATGACAGCGGAGACCTCCAGTCAGTGGAGCACCTTAAAAAAATTTTTGAAGTCTGCAAGCTTACACCAAATACACAGCATTGGATGCCAACGCGAGAGGCCCAGTTCCTGAAGCTCATGGATCCAGACATCATTCCGACAAATTTAATTATTAGACTTTCAGGCCATATGATAGACGGTAAGAATGCGACCTGGTGGCCGTGGACAAGCTCAGTCAGCACAGCTGGCAAGAGCTGCCCGGCTCAGGACCAAGGGAACCAGTGTCGCGACTGCCGTGCATGCTGGGACAGAAAAATTTCTAATGTTACGTATCCTAAACACTAAATTAATTGATGAGATCCACGATCAGTGGTGCCGGGAGAACGGGTACCCAGTCAGGAAGCTTACAAGCTCTCGAGCACATTCACGCAAGCCTTCAAGCCACAAGCTAAGGGCTCAAGCCGGATCCCTGAATCCACAAGCTCTAAGATCCGGGAACCAGGGTACAAGCGTACAAGCTGGTCCAGGGCACAAGCAACAAGGATAAAGGTATTTTTTTTATGCTTAATATGAAAAGAAATCTGGTGAGGAGAGAACCTCACTTTATAGTCTTTTTTAGTCGCTGTAGATTTTAATTCTACTGTAAAAAAGGTCCCGCTAGGAGCATACCCCAATAAATCAGGAGTACCGAATAAAGCCCAATTTTCCAGCCTTGTCCAAGAAATGGCGGGAGTTTCATTTTTTAATTTTTTCCAAAGTTGTCGCTCAGAAAGTTTTGAAATCTTCCTAGAATTCACGACTACCTGAACAGTTAAATTTTACCAATTATTTTACTCATACGAGCTTTTTCTGGCTCAGCTACGAGGACTAATCTATGAGTCTCTCGATCGCCAATCACTCTGTTTTCTAAAAGATTAATTTCCCTGATGTCCATCATCTGTCCATTAGGAAGTTGAATCTGCACCCTTGCTTCACCACTTGCTGGGCTTATAAAAAACTTGTCCAAAGCTTGTCTGAATGACTTTCCGTTTAACATTATGGCTTGAGTTATACAAGAAATATTATATAGTTGCAACATTATGGGATTACCCAAAGTATTAACACCCAAACAGATGAAATTCGCACAGCTATTAGTCTATGGCGTTGATGGGATTCCTATAACTAAAACAGAAGCCTTTAAATTAGCTGGATTCGAAGACGGAAACAACAATTTTTCAAGGCTGACTAACCCCAAATATTATCCATTAGTATGCGCTTACATCGAAAAGCTACGAGAAGAAGTAAGGGACAAATATGATATCACGTTTGATAACCATATTACTGAGCTGGGTAAGATTAGGGACCAAGGTAAAAAAGATGGTAGAAATCTAGCCGCAGCTGCTACTACTGAAATAGCTAGAGGCAAAGCCGCTGGATTCTATATAGATCAAAAACTTATTCGTCATGGTAAAATTGAAGATATGAATCTCAATGAACTATACGAGAAAATGAAGACTATTAAGGAGCGTAATGAGAGAATTCTGGATGCGCAACAACTATTGGAGCGAGGAAATGCCAAACAAAAAGAAGAAAAACAAGAAGAAAAATATCAAGAAGAAAAAGAAAAAAGCAAAGAAGAAAAAGAAACGTTAGACGTTTAATTTTTCCATCTTTGTAATACAGCCGATAGGGAATACATTCCTATCTGAATAGACCTCATCTTTCTCATCGTAGCTAGCGAAAGTGTATAAAAATTTCTTTGTCTTTTTATAAACGTAACCAAAACTCACCATTCTAGAAGCTTCAAACTTATCAAATTCATCAGCGGTAGCATGCCCTCCGTCTGCGGTGATATCAAGCCAGTTAATCTTATAGAAGTAGAACTTCTTCTTATTAATCTTAACATGTTTATATTTTGATTTTTTTCTTCGCATAAGAATGTATACTCCTCTCTCAATAAATCATAAAACAAAAAACACAATTCATATGCGCGCGTCCCTTATTTTGTTGGTATTGCTAGCTTATTTGCAATAATTGAAATTTTGGTTAAATAAGGGTTGGTAATCAAGGCTTATTTTAAAATTGTATCTTTTGTATCCAATTGTATCCTGACAAAAGATACAAAAACGAGCGAATAAGTGTTGGTATATAACAATTCTAGCTTTTGTACCAATTGTAACCACTTTTCAAAAAAAATAAAAAAAATTTTTTTATTTTATAGAATAAAGAGTATACAAAGGGTATAATCCACCAAATATGGCTAATTTAGTGGGGTTTTTGTTCATTTTTTGTATCTTTACCGTTTGGATCCTTATTCTTATCCCTATAATATTGATCGACCTTCTTAAGGAAAGCGTGTTGGCAGTGGACAAATTCCTTGTCCGAAACTTCAAAGCGTTGAAAAAACTTATCTTTAGAACACATTAGAATCACACCTTGTTGAATCTTTGTGCCATACACATAGTTATGAGCCATTGCGTAAGCTCCTAATTGGATAAAATAATCTTCTATCCATTCTCTTCTTTTTGGCTTGTTGGTTTGCTTAAAGTCTATTATACTTTCACGCGAATTATAAATTCCTACCACATCTGTCGCACCAGCATACAATAATGGATAATGAACGGTCACCTCTGTCCCCCATACTTCTTCTAAAGGACCCAATCCCTGGTTAATGATCTGTCTTGCCATCGGGTGTGCTTCAAGGCCTACTGCAGTCAGGTCCATGTGCCCCGAGCCCTGAATATATGCCTCTAGATACGTGTGCATTGCGGTGCCTCTCATCGCAGAAACATCTCGAATGCGGTCAGCTCCCTGAGCCCCGATTCGTGCTCTCCATTCCGCTAACTTCTGTCGCTTCTCTTCCGACTGAGTTGCGGAAAGTATAGTCGTAACACTCGGTAACATTTGTTGATCGATATCATAGTGTCTGGACCCCTGGATCAGGGATCTTTGAGACTTTGGATAAATAAATCTTTTATTCCACCGCATAATACTGCCTATACATACATTCTTTAACGGCCCAGTAAATAAGAAGTACTTGTCCTAAGTCTGTTAAAGGTAGAGCCAATGAAGTATTTAAAGCTGTATAAGATTCTCTCATTTCCACCCCATAAGTTTAAGTAACCATTGTTCTATTTTATCTATTAATTTTATAATTAATTTTTTTATCATTATAACCTCGATTGAATGCTAACAGGAACGGTATCAGCGTTGGCAGCAAGCGTTCGTCTCTTATCATTGGTGCCGTTAAAAGGGTAAACCGTATGTCTTAAATCATAAGGAAAGATATACATATCACCTACAGCTAAATTCGGCATCATACTAATCTTAGAGAATTGTCCCATGTTATTGCCAATAAATTCTAAAGCTCCATTAGTGGATGGAGATCCTGGAGTTCCCGGGGAATATTCTTTCCCTCGAGTCTTAGGGAGTTTTAAAATCAGTACAGAAGAAAGACCCATAAAAGAAATAGGAGAAGAATGATAATGAACAGGATTGTATTCATTAGCTTTCATTTCATTAACCCAGACAAAACTTAAATTGATTCCAACCTTATAGGGTGAAAAGGTATCGAGATAATCTTTAAAGACACTCATAAACCATTTATAGCTCTCCGGACTTAAATGATCACAACGAGTATGCTCTGAATCTTGGTGAGAATCATATAGGGTAAATTCATCCTTAATTTTACCTACTAACTTTTTGTTTGCAGTTTGTAATTGTAATTTCTTTCGGTTATCAAAAGTTTTATTAAACTCCTCTACAAATTCTGGAGGAGTAGTATACTTAAGAATATATTGACCGATAGGAAAGACTTCTTTTTTCATAAATTATAGATTGATATAATACCTTCTATTAATAGAGAATCTTACCGGATCCTTTGTTTTAGAAAAGACTTCGCTAACTCCATGTATTTCATACGGTGGAAAAATTAGACAAGAATTATGCGGAGTATGGGGTGTGTAATTATATTTAGAAAAAATTAAATTGCCTCCTGTGTGTTCTTTTACTTTAATTAAATATAGGAATGTTAAAACAGATCCATCATGATGATTGGGATAACTAGAGCCCGCACGGTATCTTTGTATAAATGTGGTATCTTTATTAGTCATAGGTAAATAATTTAAAAAGGGATTTGAAGCTCCATGTTCATCTAGTTTTAAGTCTAATGTTCTTTGTGTAGCCTGTAGGATGGGACTCTTATTACGCTTATTCGTATAGATATTATCCAAACAAAAAGGCTCTGTGTTAAATGTACGTCCTAAAGATTTATGATGTTCATCGACATAATGTTGCGCAGGTTTTTTAAATCCCTGTAATTCAGATATTATACTTTTTAATGTAGACTTTTCAAAACAGTTATAAATTATAGTATGATAAAAAGGATATTGTAGATGTTGTATTTTTAACTTAGTCTCCATAAGTGTTGTCCCTTCCGTTGGCGAAGCTATGCGTAACATAGTTTTCTTTTTTATTAGTATAGGAGATGGTGCCATTAAATTTTGGCTTGGTGATAAGAAGACTTTTTACAGCTTTCTTAAAAGACATATTCTCTGTCTCCGAGTTATCGCCTGTATCTCCATCTACTATTTTAAATTTATATCTCATCCTGTTATAATCATAAATAAACTAAGTAATACAATTAACAATAAAGAACTGAAGATGAATGCAAATATTTTATCTCTTGGGTCCATTAGTCAAATTTCTTTAAATCTTTAAGTTTAACCTTGTCGTTTACGACTCCTATATCGTTAAGTTTTTTCCACATCTTATATCCTTTTTCCCATTCTTTTTGAGTTAGGGGCTCTCTTTCTTTCCATCTTTTATCCCACGCCCAACTGTTTATCTTTCCTGA